GCACAAATAGACTGCACCTTTAGCGCTCACTTAAAAACCGAATCAGATAGTCGAAACGTAATTCATGCATTACGCAACATATCAAACGGTCAAACAAGGGGCGCTAAATCTGCATTCGATACAACTGCATATTTTGGCAAAGGCTCACGCCACAAACGCTTAAAAGCGTACTTAAAACAATTTGAGTTACAAGACCAAATTAATAAAGCACAAACCAAATACGACAAAACCAAAAGCCAAGTTTTTAAAAATCAGCTTGAAGCTATGACAACCCCAGCGGTACAAAATTTTGCTAAAAACGCATTACGCCTTGAAGCTAGTGTTATGCCAAGAATGTTAAAACGCCTTGGTATACCAACTAACCTTTGGGCATTTGAAACTTACAGCAATTCATTTGATGGGTGTTTAATACAACAGTTATGGAAACAATCTTGGCAAGACATTTTTAAAACGTTCGAAGGTGCAACCATGCGTACTTATTCTGATACCGAAATTCAAGAAAATTTGCGACAGCATTTTAAAACCGAAACTAAAAATGGTTTCAGTTTTTCAAAAGCAGACCGCTTATTTCGTTTTTTTAGAATTGTTAAGCATGAAGGTTGGGAAGAGGTTAAAGACTCAACTCCTAAAGCAACTTTTTACGACAATATCAAACTCCTTACCGAGGTTGTTCCAAAAGCCTATTTACAAAATTTACAGGCTACTGCTTCAAATGTCGTTCCACTTATCCGTTTTGTAAATGTTGATTTTGAAAAACAGCACCCTGAAAACTGGCAAGAACCGATGCGCTTATCTGACCAATATAAACTACCAGAAAACCGCGAACTATTGAGACTAGTTTCATGATTAAATTAGATTTAACACCACATGAAGTTTATAGACTTCACGACATTTTATTAGCTCTTTTTCATAAAACAGATTGCGATAAGCCTGTGCATTCTTTGCTTGGTTATCATGATTTTATTTTAATTCAAAAGATTGCTTACGAAACAAGGCAACACCAAGTTTTTCGTAAAAATATGACTCCTATTTTTATTGAATATTATGACTGGCCAAAACAACCACTAACCAACCAATTTACTGACGGCCAACAAGCCGCAATTAATACATACAACGAGGAAACAAAATCATGAGCTTAATAATTGAAGTTATCGGCACTAATGGCGCAAACGTACCAACGCCAAGAACTTTCTCAGCTAAAGGCGATAGACCAGCTAGAACAGTTTATGAGCAAAAAGTTTACGCTCACCTTGGCGGCGCTTTCCCTGTTGAAATGAAATTATCATTTGACGACCACAAAGATGCATATCCAATTGGCAAATATGAGCTTTCCAAATCTAGTTTTAAAGTCGGTCAATATGGCGATTTACAAATAGACCGCTACAACACAGTTTTAACACCATTAGCAGATTTTGCAGATAAAAAGGCAAGCTAATGCAATGTATTTATTTGAATGCTGACGGCACACTTACCCCAACTACGCAAACGCTCGAAGAATGTACTGGTTATGTTTTAGTGCCAAGCCATGAAGCGGCAAGTTATGTCAACAGCATTCAAATAACGGCTCTTGAAATTGGAGAGTCTTTCACTTGGGGCTTCGGCCTTATTATATTTTTTGGGTTTTTATCTTACAAAGTAAGAATTGCCCGCATGGTTATTAATAAACTCTAAAGGAAAATCACATGACTGAAATATTTGCTGCTGTAGACATGGCTGGTGTTGCAACTTTCGTTGGCGCTACTGGTGTTTTAATTGTTGGTGTTGCACTTGCTTATAAAGGCATTAGTTTAGCTAAACGTGCTGTAAATAAAGCATAAGGAAAAAATAATTATGGGCGGCCTAATTGTCGCCCTTATCTACACGCTTTGTGCATTGATAGGGGCATTAGCAGGTTTTATAGTTTGTAAAAATTTCGGTTGGGGATAACAGCCAATGAAATACTTAATAATTACACTGGCGCTTATGAGCGCTTTTTTTGTTTCTGCTGAACCTGATATGAGTGATTTAGTACCAGCTAATTCAGATGATAAGTATTGCACAACGATTTCTGCTGTTGGTCTTACTGGTTCAGCTTGTTCAGATGAAAATGTTTTTATGCGTTATGAAGCTTGTCTTAACATCGATTTTCAGCCATTTACTCTGGATGATAAAGATTTTTACGAGTTAAAGTGTTATGAAGGAATTACGAGTTTTCAATTGCTTTATACTAGCCCCAGATATCCAGATAAAAGATCTGGTGCAGGTCAGTATTTTTCTTATAGTTATTCTAATGAAAATACTTCTGTTTTTACGTGTCCGCCTAATGATTTCCCTAATTATGTAAATTTAGTAAATGAAAATATGTGTGCCAAATCATTAGAACAACCAGAGCCAGAACCAGATGATAAATGTGATGAATTTGGTAATAACTCAATGTTACCGCCTAAATCTGGAGTAGGCCAAGAAGGACAGACCGCTTGTTATACAAATCCAGCCACAGGTTTACAATGTCAATACAAACAAGGCGGTGATAATTTTATTGCCACTGGTAAAACATGTGACGGTGATGAAAATGACTATGGTGATAGGCCAACACCCGAACCACCAAAAGATGGCGGCGATGATAACTGTTACAACTATGGTTCACAGGGCCAAGTTTTAATCTGTGACGTTGACCCAAATGAAGGTTGTAACCCTTTATTAATAAATGGTGAAACACAGTATCAATGCCCAGCTGGTTGCGGCTCTATGGATGGCGTATATTTTTGCACTTATGATGATAAAGATGGCGACGGTATACCCGATGACAAAAATCAAAATGGTGTACCTGATAAAGATGAAACCTGTGTTAATGGTCGTTGTAATACTAAACCACCAGAAGGAGGAGAGGAACCTACCCCTACTCCAGAAGCGCCTGACATGACACAAACTAATAATAGATTAGATGCAATCAAGGGTGAGCTTTCCTTTATTGGTGGAAAGATTAATACAACAAATAAGAAGCTCGATGGTATTAATTCAGGCATTCAGGGATTAAAAGGAGAGCAAAAAGCTTCAAACAATCTATTAGGAAGCATTTCCAATTCTAATGAACAGATTAGAAAAAACACAGGTTTTACAGCTGATAATACAGGCGAGTTATTAGACTCATTTAATGAGTTTAAAGAGGGTTTTGGTGAAACTGATATAGAAGGAACTTTTGATCCATCAGGTTCTGCAAGTTTTTATGAATCAGAATATGAAGAAGGCTTTGAAGGTGTATGGAATGAAAAAAGTTTAGAGTTTAAGCAAACTGAAACTTTTAATTTTTTACAGCAATTTGCTTTTAATTCGGGTGGTAGCCCCCCTGATACTCAAATGTGTTTTAACTTAGGCTCACATATGGATTTCGGTTGCGCAGAGTTACCAACCCCAAGTCCTCAACTACTAGCTATTTTAAAAGTCTTTATTTTAATTACCGCTGCTTTTCTTTGCCGCGCTTTGATATTTGGAGGTTAGCATGTTGGATTGGTTAGCAGAAACTTGGAACGATTTTCAAGAATTTCTATACAGCATAGTTTTAACAATTCAGTCAATTTTTAAAGATATGGGTATTTTCTTCTTTGAAAGCTTTTTAGATATATCGTTATTGGCCATTAACGGCTTAGATAGTTTTTTTGCAGGTTTGGATATAGCAAGTCACATAAACTCATTACCGCCAGAGGTTAGCTATTATGCTTCGGCATTAGGTTTATCACAGGCAATGAGCATGATAATTGTGTCAATAACTATAAGAATGTTACTGCAATTAATACCATTTGTACGTTTAGGGAGTTAAATAATGATACACGGCATTTCAGGAAAAACGGGCGGCGGCAAAAGCTATGAAGCAGTAGTAAGACATATAATTCCTACAATTACTGAACATAAGCGAAAAGTTGTAACTAATTTACCTTTGAATGTTGATCACTTCTGTTCAGTTTACGGTGAATACTGCCGTGAACTGATAGAGGTTGTAGATGGTGAATTTCATAACTATGGGGGCGAACGCCCATTCGCCAAAAAGGAACATTACTTACAGTTTGAAAACTGGAAAAATGAAAACGGAAATAGAGTTTACTTTTTTATAGATGAATGTCACTTAGCTTTGCCAAGTGGCGGCTGTGACAAAGAGGTTAAACAGTTCTTTGATATGCACAGGCATTATGGATTCGACATAATGCTTATTACGCAAAATTTTAGAAAGGTAGATAGAGACATACGCGACTTAATAGCCAACCATTACCGAGCTATTAAAAAGTCTATGATGGGTCAAGATGATAAGTATATCTTGAAAGTGCATGATGGTTCATCAGCAACTAATGCAACCGTAGTTGCTACCCACGAACGTGAGTATGAAAAGAAGTATTTTAAATTTTATCGGTCTCATACTAAAAGTGACCAATCTATAAAAGAAGCAGCACCGGCTGATGTAAAAAAATGGTATGACAATTGGTTTATTAAAGGGTCAGTTGTTTTTATGGTTGTTGCAATGTTTTTACTTTATTTAGGTTTTAAGCAGCAAGCCGATAAAAAAGCAGCTATTGAAGAAAGTAAACCGATAGTTCAGCAAAGCGCTCCTCTTTCAAGTCAATCTTTGCCGCCCGTTCAGCAATTACCGCCTGATTTTTTAAAGCAGCAAGCAGAAGCTCAAAAAATTATTGAGGAACAAAAAAAGCAGCAAGAAGCTGAGGAAAAAAAACACCCATTTCATAAGGTCGGGCTCCATATTGTTGGCTGGGGTGAATACATGGAGTTAGGGCGTTTAACTAAAAACTATTATTTATCAGCTAGTCAGAACGGGCAGCATATTTTTGATTTATCCCTAAGAGATTTAGTTTTAGCGGGTTATAACGTAGTTGTTCGCTCAAGCTGTGTTATTGAAGTAACTTATAAAAAATACCATGACTTTTTAACATGCGATGCACCAAGAATTGGCATTATGGATAATTCACCTGGTAAGGAATTTACAGAATAACGGGAGGGACCCGCGAAGCGGGAGGGGCTTGTTATATCTGTAAATCTTTAAATATTACATATTTTAGATTAACCACTAACAACCCATAAATTACGTTATGTTAAATTGAATGATTTATTAGAAAGCGAGCGTGATTATACAAACCAGCCCGCTTTTAGGAGAGTAATTAGGTGTTAATTTAGCTCAGAATCTACCCAAAATTTAGTGCCTTTTAGTACTGCTTGAAGTGCAAGGCCATTTTCGGTTAAAGAATATACGGTAACTTGGTCGGCAATGGCTTCTGCAACCAGTGCTCCACCTTTATCTTCGTATTTTGCTGCTGCATCTGCGTTTCCGCCAAAGGCCCAACCGTGTTCAATAAATCTATTTACTGCCGCTTGGTTATGAAAAACCATAACAACGTTAAAATCTTTAACGCCTAAACCAAGCCCTAAACCGGCTTCACCCATATTCATGTAGGTTGATTTACCCGTTAAGTTATTTTTTACTACACCGTACCCGCCACCAAAACTAGCTAAAACTACATTTACGTTTGCGTTATCAAATACGGCGTAACCGGCAGAATTGGCAATTTGTTTTTTAACATCGGGTTTTTGTGCGTATAATTTGTCGAGGGTATTGTTTTTCATGCTTTGAACTAAAGCACGTTTTTCGCTAGGTGAAGCACTACCTGTAGTAGCACAACCTGTTAGTAATACACTTATTGTAAGTAGGGCTAACACTATAAATTTTTTCATAAAACTTTCCTTAATAAGATTCATACCAATACACAACAATGTTTAAATAAATATACTTTTACTATGTCCAATACTAGACAGTATCGGACTTTAGCGTTAAGCTGTAAGTCTATTATTTTATTGAATATTTATACATNATCGNNNGTNGCTTTAGTTGATACGTTAAAACAATTAAGATACCAAATTGCTCATCTTGACGACGGTACTCTAAACTCAGAATACCCAGAACTTGCATCCTTTATACAGCAAGTTGGCTTGACTGTAACTGAATCAAAGGAC